AACCTAATGGTTAGGAAAAGCTTTAGCTACTAGCACCCCACTCAGGTACTCATATGAAAACCTAAAATATAACAATGCCGGGAGGATTTGTGTCTTACCCAGGTTTCTTACATTCCCCTCCGCTTTAACTGCCTGGTCACGGCATTATTAACTATTGACACAGGGAGAGAGGCTCAAACTCCCCCGACTTATGGAAGAATACCTTTAGCTTCTAATATCTCAACTAAGCTCTCAGGTGGAAATCTTCTAACCGCATTCTTCCCATTCGGATTGACATTCACATGCTGTATGTCGAAGTCTTTAAGTATGCGGTAGAACGTCGCCCGACTCTTACAGGGAACACCTTTGTCTGTTAAGTAGTCCATAGCCTCTTGCATGGTTAGCATACGCTCGGTGTTTACAGTCTTGCTACATCGCCGTGGTGCTGGTCGTTTTAGTACCATATGAGCTTCGCTCCTTCCATGCTGATATTATATCCATAATACCGCACAGATATGCACAAAGTCAAGCAAGTTTGAACAAAATTATTTTGCTAAGTTTGTAAATTGTTGTAAGGACAGGTTTCCATGGCATCCTCATTTAACACCGGAATATCATATTTAATCAAGACAAAGCGCAGAGGGCACTTCTTAATAGCTTCAGCATTGTAGTCACACTCTTTACACACCTCAATAGCTTGAGCTGCTATATAGAGAAGGTGATCTGTTTCTATAGGTGTTACACTGTCCAGCTTCTCCATGTTTTTGTAGGCTCTAATAGCATTATCCGTGTACTTTACAATGACTTCCACGCTATTAGAGCCTACTCGTATTCTTTCTGCCTCAAGTGGATCTAGACCTTCCAACAGAAAGCCAAGCACTTTCTCTGAAAAAGTTTTAGCAGTCTTAGCATACTTTAGTTGATTGGCTGGTCTTTTTAGCTTCTTCCAGTTAACTGCCTGATTACCTAGAAAACTTATAAAGGCACTTAGTGTTAGGACAATATTTTTCTCCTCTTTGTTCAGGTAACTACGGCCCACCTCTTACCATCTCCTCTTAGGGTTAATCGTCGTACTACCAATGACAGTTTCTAAGGTCATCTCATGGATCGTCTCACAATGTATCCTAAATGGGAAAAATCCCCTTCCCTCGACAACGTGCTTCTGAAGCTTTACCCGGGCCTGCTCCTCCATATCATAAAAACTCTCTGACTCTTCGACCTCTACAAGGACTTCGATAACCATGATCGCCGTAGCTTTTTTGCCTGTGCGCTTAGGTTGAACGACTTCCACAGTTATCACTCTCCTTTTTATTTAACAGTGCTGAACTCTACTTCATGAATAATTCGATCTTTACCCCAGTATTCCTCAAGAGCTGGCACAATGTCCTGATACCAGGTGTGATTAAATCCAGAGTCAAAGTACATCATTGCCGTTCCTTCCACATCACTTGAAAAAAGTGAGCTTCCTACATTTGAACCCCAAGACTGAGATTCTACCCATTCCCAAAAGGCCTTATACTCAACTTCTGTAACATCAGAAATAAATACACTGTTTCCTCCTCCTTGGATATTCTGTATAGGCACTATTCTCATCTCCTTCTACTTCTTCCTAGTTGCATACGGGCAATTTAGGCAGGTGAAGATTAAATTACAGTCTAACAGGGTAACCATATTAAGGTACTTGTTAAGCCTGCTACACCACTCATTAAAATCAAAGTTAGCCATGCTAACACCTACCCTTCAATTTTCTGTATAAGCTCTTTATAAGAGCAACTGTATTTACCACAGCTAGTTGAAAAACATGTACTACACATTCTTTTCAAAGCTATAAGAATTGTGGATAATTCATCTTCTGTAAATTCCATAGGCCTAACCCCCCTAAATCATATTTACAAAGTCCTCTTTGCTAAGGATACTTGCAAAGGCTGTATCATCATTATCAATCATGGCGCTGAATAGCTCTTTCTTACCTTCGAGGATCTTAAGCTTGTGCTCTTCATAAGTTCCCCGGGTTACCATATTAATGGCTATTACTGCGTTCTTAACCCCGCTCCGGTGAACCCGTGAGTATATCTGAGCCATCTTTTGAGGATTGAATAGTTCATCGTAGCATATGACATAGCTTCCAGCACTCAGCTCTATCCCGTAGTTGCCGGCTGTTGTCATTAGTACACACTGGACATCACCGTTTTGAAAACCCTCCTGAATTTGAGCAGTCTTTCTAGCCTGCATACCTCCATGGATATACCCAATCTTCTCCTTCTGAAGGATCTTTGAGTCAATAAGCCAGTTGTACAGAATATCAGTCATCTCCCGGTACTGGCTGAAGAGTACAAATTTCTTAGGGCCTATGTCATCGATCAAGTGAGCTAGTTCATTTAGCTTACCACTCTCAATAGGCAGAGTATCATCACCTAGGACTTCCTTCAGAAGCCTTGGACTATCAAGGAGCTGCTGAAGTCTGGTAAGTTGGGCTAAAGTCTCTAAGTAGGAAAATTCTTGGGTTTCTAGGTTCTGGAGTATGCCCTCTTTAATCATGGCATAGAGCTTCGTTTGCTCAGGTGTCATACTAACCCAATAATCCTGAACTGTAAGCTCTGGTAGATCCGGAAGAGCCTCTTCCTTTGTCTTCCGAAGCATTATAGGAGCTATACGGTCCTTTAATTCCTGCATCATACCTACTTTGGGGCCTACAATGGTTCCGAAGAAGTCCTTTTCACAGTAACGATCAATGAACTTAAAGTGAGTTCCTAAAAGTCCGGGCCTGCATAGATCCACAAGGGACCAGAGTTCTTGGATATTGTTCTCTAGGGGTGTCCCACTCATCGGGATCTTTCTACCTGCACTGGGAAGGGCTTTGAAGATTCTTTTTGTAATCTCAGACTTGTTTCCCTTAATTCTGTGGGCCTCATCTAGGATCACGCACCAACGCCCATCAACCCTCGGTATAATGTTGTGCAGAACACGTCTTTTCGCTAAGCATGGAGTCTTCTTACCATGGATCTTATGCTCTTTGGCTTCTGAAGAAGGCACTAGCCTTTTAACGAGTGCTTTACTTGCAACAGCTAATCCTTTAGCACTATCAGCTTTTCGGCCATTGGCGTCGTTATTCTCAGATGCTAACCTAAAGTACATGCCTATTTCATCTTGGTTTAAGTCACGAACTTTATCCCACCGATCAACTTCACTGTCATGGAGAAAAAGCTCATAGTTCATAACAATGATATCTGCCCCATACTGGTATTGAAGGTATTGGATCTCCCGTAAGCTCCGGCCTTTCAACTTCTCCTTTGTGCCATCGTCCCATTCTACAACCTCTGGCTTATCCCCATCGACAATTACCACCTCAAGGTCAGTCCACTTCTCAACCTCTTTTTCCCATGTTGAGTACTTCAGAGGAGCCGGGCAGATCACCAAACAGTAATCAACAATACCCTTATTCTTCCAGTCTAGGAACGTTGCTAAACCTGTCAGTGACTTCCCAAGACCCATATCAAAACCTAGGATCGCTCCCTCCCCATGCTGAAGGACATCTAAAAAGGCTTTGCCTACAGCCTGATAAGGTCTTAGGGTTCCTTTGAGTCCTTTAACCGTGGCAACAGCTTTTGACTCATCAGCCGACTTAAGCTCAATGGCCTTTTTATTCCTAACGTCAAGAGCCCTTACAAGGCTCTGTACACCTTCTGAAAGCTGTAATGATGGAAGAATACGCTTAGCATCCATTACACTCTCCATAGGTATCTCCCAGCGCCTGTCACTTGAATTCCACTCAGCCCCTGGGACTACTTTAATCAAGGCTTTATAGCTGAATGTATTCCCATTAAAAAAGGCATGTTTGGCATCGACTAAGTCTAAAATCATGGATTATCACTCCTCACAGTAGTTATTTTAGGGGCCTTCCTGCCCCGCCCCTTATTGACACTATACATAGGTCTTTTTAAAAAGTGGATGAAACTTCAGTCATATGCACTTTTCCATCCACCCATTTCTAGAATTTCTATAGCTTCGCTCTTGGAATAGCTTTCACCTGTTTCTGCATACCCTTTGTCTTGGCAAGACTCAATGTCATAACAATCATAACAGACACTAGACTCAATACCACTCTGGGTGTCACTAAATACCCTTGTGGCTTATCTTCCGCAGCTGCATAACTTCTTTGGTGGTTCAGGGGCCTTAGCAGGCTCTTTTAAACTTAAGGATATCCTAGTCTCAAGGTTAACAAGCTCCTGAAGAAGATTACTTGGCACCTTTGATAGATCCACCTTATTACTATCTAAGACAAAAGCACTGTGATTAGCAGTGTTTATTAACTTTTCGCGTGCTACATCTTCCTCTACCTTAGGTGTATAGGGCTCTAAAAACACATGCCTATCACCATAAGTACTTCTACCATGTGTATTGAATAGTGTGTCATCCGAAACCCTAATCATTCCTTTAGGGGTTATCTTTACCACAAAGACAACTCTAATATCCCTTCTACCACCAAATGCCCTAGGCAGCTCATAGCACGCACTATCCCCAACCTTTAGGGTTTTTATATATGCTGTGCGCTCTTCCTTAGTCACTAAAATCATCTCCTTTACCCTAACTAGTATATCACAACTTTAGACAAATATGAACAACTTTATTTACCAAAAAGGCAGTTTAAAACTGCCTTTAGCCTAGCCCGCCACTGTCCTCATCATATGCCTCTGACTTCTGAACCTTTGAACCAATAACCCCAACTTCTGGCTTATACTCTAATATTTGGGTTCTCCATACATAGGTTTTGTTAATAAAGTTTAGTCCCGCTGAGATGTGCACTGTCTCATAGGTTTCTTCGTCTTCAGTAGGCTCTAGCATGGGGTTAAGCACATAGCTACCAGGCGTTTCTTTTATGAGAAGCCCAATAACGGAAGGTGGCATACTGTTCAAGTGATCGGTCTGCGGTACTAGGAATAGTTTTACCCACTTGGGTTGTGCTTCACTCATTTAATTTTCGTCCTCCTTAAATTTTGGTGATCGACTGAGCTGCTCAAAAACAAAAAGCATGTGATTTGGGCTACCTTCACCTAGCCCATACTCTTTTTGGATCTCTTTCATGACTTCAGTATACTTCTCTTTGGATACCACTAAGGATCCAACATTCTCAGGAATCTCACCGAAGAGCCTTCGGAGAAGTTCATCATGGGCTTTGCTAACTAGAGTTACAGAACTCGCAAACTCTGCGTAGTCTTCGTCTGTTGCAGTTGCACAAGCCATAGCCTATCAAGCCTCCCTTTCAAGTATTTCACGGATCTCTGCCACAGCGTCTCCTACGGTCTTCCGATGGTAGGATGTTGATGCTGTACGCTCATATTCCCCTACAAGCGGGTAGTCAACGGCTAGCGTATCAATCGAAATACAGGCTATGGCCACTCCCCGGTAGAAGAAACGAATATTTAAGTCACTAACAACAACTGCATGGTTGCCACGGTCACAGGCTCCGGTTCTCAGTGCTTCTTTCACCATGCGTGTTTTGACTTTTCGTAGCTTAGCACTACTTATCTTAGCTAATAACTCTACTCTAGACATCACTTAGCAGCTCCTCTCTTTAGTCTATTTAATCGTTTTGTAGGCGCTCCTTGGATGGGTACTATATCTGCCAACTCCCCAAAGGCTACCCAGTAGTGATACCCTGCAAGGCAGGCGTTGTGCCCCTTCTGATATATTCCTTCCTTGTACCCAGTACCTGACTTCTTAAGCTCTTTTACCTTAGCTGTTAGCGCATACTTTTCTTTGAACTTCTCAAAGCTAGAGAATTCCTTCCTCATGCGGTTTTCAATGGCATCCTGTCCTTTATCTTCAACGTCGCTGGCTTCCACGGGTATAACATCCCCGGCCTTCTTTAACTCAACAAAGGCGCTGTTACATACCTGGCAGGTGGCCTTAATCTCCCGGGTTGACCATATAGTCAGAGGATACCCGTTAGAGGCCACACACCTGCAGACAAACTTTCGATTATAACTCTTCGGTTCAGGCATTTTAGCGGGGCTTCCATAGCACTTAGGACCATTAGCTGCTATACCAGTATTAGTGGCCCAGTCCTTGAAGTCCTTGTTGTGCCAGTCCTTAGGTCGTTTTTCTCCTACATGGATAATTTGGCCGTCCTTACTATGCTTTTCATAGATCACCTCATCCTGATATTGATGGATCATCTGATGCTTAAGTGTTTCGAGTATTCGAGTCTCTGTATTCAACGCAACAAAGTTGCGATTGAGTATAATATGATTTTCAAGACCTGCAGAATCCGCATTTGCCATATAGCTGCCAAGAGTCCTATGGGATAGCTTTTCAATCGTTATGATAGGGACCGAAAGCCTCCCTTGGAAATGCCTATGGTTGTAGTCTTCATGGGCTTTATAGAGCACATCCATAATAGAGTTCTGCCTAGTCTGGAGAAGCTTTAGGGCCTTCTTTACCTCCAGCTGAGTGACCTCTACAATAGGCTGCTCATGAACTTCCGTATCTTTATAGCTGAAGTCAGTAGGCATCATATCTACAGCGCTTTTAACGCAGTCTGATGGGCTCATGTGCTCTAGCCCATGGGGTGAAAAATGGTCATGTAACATCGGATTAATATCACTTCTTTTTGCTCTTAATAGCCTTGGCATAAATTTACAGCTCCTTTAGTCGTTTATTTTGGGGGACATTGCCTCCTATATGGCTTCCGAAGCCACTCATAGCTAGTATACACCGCTATAAGCCTTAGTATGCAAGGTATTTTTTAAAGATGCGAAAAGAGGCTATATTATGAATTTATAATATTATAAAGTCGGGCTATAATCGGTTACGTATGAGTTGGTACGTAATTTCAATTACTTTTTAAGAAATAGGGGGTGTCCCTTTTAAAAAATTTTTATGCATAATTGAAAATATAAAATAAGAAAAAAATTTAACACAAAAGAAAAACCGATGGCACTTGAAAATTACGTACCAACTCATACGTAATCTAAAAAACCTTTTTTACTTTTCCCTTATATAGATACTTTTCATGATGTTATCTGACTATTCTGACAGTTATAAAAAGGAAAAAGACCCCTATATTAGGAGCCTTTTATGATTTCTTCAATTTGTGACTTCGGCACCCACGTTTCAAACGTCTGCGTGTGCAGCAGAACCATGATTTTCTTCCGAATAGCTAGACGCTCTTTTTTGCTGGAAGTCAGGATATCACTTGGGTAGCTAATACCTAGCTTTTCACAGCATATGGCACCATAGCCTATAACCATTGACGCAGGTTCTGTCAATTCTCTTCCGCATCTCATGCACCATGACCCCTTGACCATATCTGCATGCCCCTTCAGAAGATAAGCCTTTATAGTTTCCCTGAGGACCTTCCCCGTGATCACCTGGGATCCTAGGTCATTTTTCTTGGTCCAGAACTGCTTCATCTTGAAGGTAACTTCTGGAAGGTCCTTTTCATCCACTGGCTTAGGTGGGTTGGATCGTTCAGTATCTTGTGCCATACACTTCTGTAGTGCTGTTACCATATTTGGTGTGAGCACCTGCTCATTGTCTATCTTTTTAAGCATATCTGTGAAGAAGGCGAACGTTGATGTTTTTACCTTAGCTACTAGCCATGGGCCAAACTCCACTCTCTGAGCTTTCAGAATGTTATTCTTAGGTATTTGTACATCTTTTACTTCCTCGGTCAAAACAGGGACTATTTTGTTGGCCTCAATAGCTGTTTTACTTGCACGTAGTTTCATAATTACACGCTCCTTTTATTTTAGGGGAGGCTTGCTCCCCTGTTCTTCTTAAGATATTAGATTAGGTCATTAATCGTTTTTACCTTCCGGACTGAGAAGTCAAAGTGCACATGCTCTTTACTAAGCCTGTTCTGTTCGGCTAAACTCAGAGGCTCCCGCTCCTGAGCATAGTTATCAAAGACATACATCCGAATGTCATAGATAAACTGCATGGTCTGACATGGGTAAGCTGGCTTTCCATCTAGAAAATAGGGTGTACCAGAACTAGCAAAGCTAAGGATATGTAATCCAATTTTATCCTTGTAGTTACCCTTTACCCATTTGGCCATCCATAGGTACTGGCACTTCCCAATGTCTTCAGGATAGTCCTCGCAAAAGCTAATAAACTTATCAAGGGATTCTTCCAGCACCTTACAGTAACTCTCAACATTGGCCTTAGTAATAAGTTGTTTCATCGTTTAACACTCCTTTTATTTTAGGGGATCATCCCCTCTACCTATACTATACATAGGCATTTTTAAAAAGTGGACGGCGCTAATAAATAGAAAATGAGCAGCTCTAATCCCGTCTCAAAGGAAAAGCTACTCATTTTCTAAAGCAAATATTAGGAACTATTCATAACCCAAGAACTGGAGTGTTGGTAGCACTTTAACCCAGCCTTAGCACATTATACCACTAGTTATTTAATCAGTACAGCATCTTTTAGGCCCTTTCCTGCATCAAACGTTGGCACCCGTTTAGCTGGTATCTGAATTGGTTCTTTGGTCTGCGGATTACGTCCGGTGCGTGCACCTCGGTCAGCTGTTGCATATGTACCATGTCCGACGATCTGTACCTTGTTTCCCTCAGCCAGCTGCTCTTCAATAATCTTAAATACTGCGTTTACATTTGCTGTCGCATCTTTTTTGTTACCACCAGTTTTTTCTTGCACAGCTGCAATTAATTCAGGTTTACTCATAATTTCCCCGGTAAAATCTGATTTAGCCATTGTATATTCCCCCTGTTTTTTACTTCAGAAGCTTAAGGTCTTCTGAGCCCTGTGATATTGCCCTACCACTTGAGCAAAGTATAACAACGCTGAACAAGTTTGTAAATAGTAAAAGTCAGTATAATCACGCGAATCATGATTATACTGACTTCTTATATATATATATATTAAGACTTCGGGCCTATAATTTTTTGCGTATTAACTAAATTCTTAGCAACATCCTGCGTTAAATTAGAATTACTATCCACTGTAGAGCCTGGGCTGAACTGACTTATGATAGGTTCAGCTGCAGTAATACTTGGTTCTTTTGTTATGGTTAAGCCTGTCCGTGTGTTAAAGGTTTCAAAGAGTCCTACGGAAATTAGTCCTGCAATGGCTCCGGACCATAATCTGATGGGAACTGTCAGGTCTGTGAATGGGTAAGCCAGACCACCAACGATGATACCCAAGATTAGGCCCAGCAGCGGGACTAAATTTTTAGGTATAGGAAACGAGGCTTTGACGACTTGCACTAAAGCAAGCACGACAGGGGCTAGGATCGAGGCAAATGTAATAGCAACATCCATAAATTATTACCTCCTTTAGCTTATTTACCTAAGTACTTAAACACCGCTGCAGCAGTATCATACTTAGTTTCTCCAGATAACAGGACTTCGCTATGGTGCCTAGTAGTTGGTCCTCCGATGACAATGAGCTTTTTAGCTCCCAAAGCATCTTTAGGTACAGATTTATCTGTACCTCTTACAAACACCGCGCAGCCCCCATGTGTTTCAGCTACATCGGCTCCGGACCAGTAGTCATCTTTTGTGTTCAATAAAATAGCTATATCTAACATGTCATCACCCTTTTCTAGATCCTTTAGAAGTCGATTCCACGGAAAACCTGAGCCTGGGCAATCTTGACGGTTCACGCTGTCAATCTGATTATGCCCTATGATGTGATTCTTGCTAATAGGTATCCTGTACTTCTGTGTCAGGTCCCTATGTAGCCAGAGTGTCGCTTGATACTGATCTTCAGTTAGTCTGTCGCCCGGTTGACCCTCATGTTCAATGCCGAGGGTGTATTTATTGGGGTTAGTTCCATCGTACAAAGGCCATGTTGGTTTGTTGACAATCCCTGCATGGTAGGCCGAATCACCTTCTTTAACCATCTGAATGATTCTTCCGGTTTTAGTTACAAGGTAATGGGCACTAACTTTGGCTATTGGATTACACATCCAGTCTAGACACCCGGGGAACTGACCTGATGTAATGTGATTTATGATGGCTATAGGAACCTTACCGCCCCTGCCTGTGAGAAAGTTAGGGGATCTCACCCATTCGCTTATAAACATGAGCCCACCCCTTCTTCACGAATAGCCCTCGCCCGTTCATTGCTCTGCACCTTCTGAAGCTCGGACTTCAGCTCAGACACCTGCTCCTGTAGTCGTGTGTTCTCTTTACTCAACTTCCGGTTTTCTGTCTTAATGGACTCCATCTCAGCGCTTAAGGATCGGCTGTGTTTTCGTTCTGTGTTTAGCTCTTCTCTAACCATAGAAAGTTCATCACGAAGCCGATCAATATCACTTTCGAAGTCGTCCATCATCTGGCTTTGGCGCTTATCAAGCTGCTCCTGTCTTATGACAGTTTGGGCTAGCATTTCTGACTCTGCCTGAGTCTTAGCAGTTACCCGAGTCGTTAGGTAACCACCGATACCAGTTATTACCGCAAGAGTAATAGTGACCCACCAAGGCACATCCATAAGCAATCCCCCCTATTAGTTAATTATGTATGTATAGTTCATGATGCAAATTCACTTCCGAAGTGAATACATCTTAATATTACCATAGCATACATAATTAGACTATAAAAAGAAGAACGTTAAGGGGGTACTATCTCACGTTTATAGGCCTCTTTCCGATGACTAGCTTATTTATTTTAGTATCTAAGCTATAAAAGGCAGTATTACCTGTGCTCATGATGTAGTTGTAAGCAATAGTCCCTAAGCACTTCAGTATGGTGCTAAGAAATAGTTCGTCTTTTTCCCTGATTCTTTCAGCATGTGTATCAAGAAACGTCTTTAAATTCATTTCCGAAGCTACTTCATGGGTATTATTAAGATAAGACTGAAAAAGATTCTCATCAGACTTGATCTGTAACCCGAGTAACTCCAATTTGTTACATACGTCCTTTGGGAAGTCAATAAAGAGCCTTTGATCTGGAGTAAGCCTTACTACCTGATCTAACAAGTCCGTCGTTTGAATTACCTCCATAGTTAGCCCTCCTGCTTAATATTTTCAGACATCAAGGTTTGAATATAGGTAATAGTTTCTGCCATGCTATTGGTTAGGATAACATCACCCAAGGCAATACTATGATTAATTTCAGTACTAAAGAGATGTTCGCTATCAAATACCTTCTGAAGGTATTCTTTACGTATGACAAGTCCATTACCCGGCTCTACTGAATAATCACTGTCTTCAGGTATGGGCATACTGCGTCGAGAAAATTCATTACGCAGAGCATTCTTTAACTCAAGGAAATCTTTTGCCCCCACGACACCTCTTTGCTTAATATTAAGTCCTAAGTCTGCAATAGTCTGTAAAGAACTGCTTGACGTACACGCATTATTACAGTCCCCTTCACAAGTCCCAGTACAGCTGCCACCACAACCAATACAGGCATCTGTAGCAGTGGTAGTGCAAGCACCTGTACAAGTGGTATCACAAGCACCTGTACACTCTGTACTACAAGTTCCAGTGCAAGTTCCAGTGCATGTAGTAGTACAGGCGGTAGTACAATTACCCCCACAAGCAATAGTGCAAGTCCCTGTGCAGTTACCCCCACAAGCAATAGTGCAAGTAGTAGTACAATTACCCCCACAAGCAATAGTGCAAGTCCCTGTGCAATTACCCCCACAAGCAATAGTGCACGTCCCTGTGCAATCACCACTACAAACTGCAGAGCAGGTTCCTGTACAGGAAGAACAGGTTCCAGTACATCCGGTGCATCCAGTACAGCTGGTACATCCAGTACCACACCCACCAATACAAGTATTATTGCAGTTCCCTGAACATGCTGCAGCACAGGATGTTGTACAAGAGCTACAGGTTCCAGTGCAGTACCCAGTGCAGGTTCCAGCGCAGGTTCCAGTGCAACCTGTACAGCTGGTACAACCAATAGCACACCCACCGATGCAGGTTCCCACACACCCTCCAGTGCAGGTATTAGAACAATTGTTACCACAAACTTCTGTACAACTCATACTACAATTATCTGCACAAGCTGTTGTGCACGTTCCAACGCAACCAGTACAGCCTGTACAGTTAGTACATCCACCAGTGCATGTTCCAGCGCAACTAGTGCAACTTGTGCAGTCATTAGTGCATGCCCCGGAGCAGCTTGTGCACCCTGTGCAAGCAGTACACCCTGTGCAAGCAGTACAGCTAGTGCAGTTATTATAACAATTACTTCCACAACTAAGTGTACAACCGTGGCATAACCCAGAGCAAGATCCAGTGCAGGTGCCAGTACAAGTAGTGCACGCCATACTAGATCACCCCCCAAGTTGCGGGCATATTATTTTGAAAGTCTCTATCAAGACCTAACTTTTTGTAGAGTTTAGTCCAGTAGTAAACATTAGCTAAAACTCTTGCATGATGCATATCACAGATAAACGTAGCCCGATGGTTAGGATCCCCAAACTTGTCATAGTTGTAGCCTGTGCACAGAGAACATCCTGTAGCAATCTGACAATTATTACATTTGTCAGTAGACTGTGTAGTCATTGTTATCTGGCACAACTGCTTTAACCATGCGTTCTCTCCTTTAGCATCGAGGCCCTTCCAAATGTCCCCTATGGAGCGCTCTTCTCTCCCAGGTGAAGATAAAGAGTACTTCATAAATCTGATACAAGGAAAGCACCTCCCATCTGGTCCAATGGCCAACATGGAGCCGTTACCCCCGCACCAATTTCTGTCCTCAAGCAGTGGTTTACCAATTGTTTCATCGAATAGGGATATGAAGTTACTTCTGTAGAGTTCATTTTCTAAGATATGATCTGTTAACTTAATGAGCTGCTCATATAGGATCTGTGCATGGGACTCCTTCCAGCCCTCTTCAAAAACACAATTTGCAAAGATGATCGGTATGCCCATAGACCAGAGGTTTAGAGTAGCATCAAAGAGATACCCAACATTGTCTGGAGAGAGTGTTAACTTAGTGCCTGGTGAACTGTCCATCTCCAGCCACTTCTTAACTGACTTCACAACGACGTCGTAGCTTCCAGAACCATCTGGGAATACCCTACAAGCATCATGAAGCTCTTTATTCCCGTCGATGGTTATGCCAATACTTACTTTACCTAGGTTCCTTTTGAGGAAGTTTTCGACCTTAGGTGTGTCAAAGAGAATACCGTTCGACGTAAAGCTGATCATGTAGTTAGTAGCCCAAGGACTTCCAACTGCAAAGGACTTAAACTTGAAGTATTCTACAATGTAGTCCATAAGGTCTATTTCAAGCAGGGGCTCTCCCCCGATAAACTCAAGGATAACCGCAGGACTCTTCTCCTGGCTGAAGTACCCATTAACTTTTTCCTCGTTAAAGAGAAAGTCCACTGCAGCTTTAGCCGTCTCCTTTGTCATTCGAGCGTCTGACTTATGTGTTTCATAGCAGTATGAGCACGCTAAATTACACCTCTCAGTGACTACGAACGTGATATTCTTTACCTTAAGGTCAGGGTCTAGTGTGCAGCCGTCTAAAGGTGCTTCTGAAGCCTCTGCTATGAGTTTACTGAAGTAATCCTGCCACTGCTCATTATCCGCTGAAGTAAGGTATAGGCCATTTTTAGGGTGCATCGACTGTCACCTCCGCATAGCCTGCTGCATGGACTGGTGTCACAAAGATTGAGTCTATGCTTATAGCAGAGTCAATAATCGCTTCGGAAGCTACTACAAAGGTAAATAAGTTTTCAGAAGACTGACCTCGGTTGTCAAAAGGGATATAGATCATCTTATAGGCATCAGCGCCAACATCTGCAAAGTCTATACCCTTTACAGTCAGACTAGAAATTACCGAGTCATCAGACATTAGGACCTTTAGCTTTAGAACACCATGCTCTTCTGTAACATTAGACGCACGTAGTCTGAAGCCAACAGAAAATTTACCGAAGCGAAGTAAACCATAGGATGCCTTAGCAATAATTGCTACTTCAGGTACTTCTGGCTGGGCATAGTAGACGCTTTTCCCAGTCCAACACAGCGCATCGTCTACTAAACTTCCTACTACCAAGTCTAGATCAGGTGCATCCCATTCAGCGTTCATCTGATCGTATCTGCGAAGACTAAGCGCTTGTAAAGCTACGTAATTAGTGCTAGCTATTTGGTCTGTATTAGTATTTGCAGGCGCTGTAGGTACTGTAGGAAAGCCAAGTAACTGCGGTGAATTAAACCCTATTTTAGCTCTGGTATCTACAAAGGTGGTTTCCCCAGTAATCATTGCTACTGAAAAGTACAGCTTACTAGGATCTGTATTAACTTTTACTAGTTCTACCTGCTTCTGCATCCGGTGCGTTGTTTCAGCGCCGACACGATAGTCTATTAAGTTGTTTTCAATGATGCTTCCACCGCTTAGGTTACCACTCTTTTGCAGTAGTGATAAGCTGTCCACTTCGACTTCAGAAATAGAAAGGTACACTACGTCTCCTAACGCAATATTCTCTAATACCATAGCTTCTTTTATTTCTAGAAAGTCCCCATTAGCTAAGATAGTGTCTGCAGGTACAGTTAGCGTTCCTTCACTAAGGTTCATAGGTAGTTTTGCTGCAAAGCCACTGGTTAGTAGTGTACGCGCCATTAAAGCACGTTGGTAGTTTTGTATTTTCTGAAGTTCGACGAGTTCTACCTCTAGAAGGTATGTATCATCGGCAAAGACGATTTGAGAAAAAGCCTTATCTGAGCTAAATTTATCTATTTCTGTGAAGTCAGGCATTAGCCTTTACCTCCTTCTCATTTTATTCGTAAAAAGCACAAGGACTATATAGCCTTGTGCTTTCTAATAGGATTAAAGGGCAGATGCTACGGATAAGGTCCCTGGAGTTTGCGGAGTTGCCAAAATCATATTTACTTCAGTCTGGGTAATGTACTTTGGACAATACGATTGAACCTTTACCGCGTCGATTTTAGCCATGATCCACATGTTGAGTACGAAGCTATACATGCCTCATCACCTCCTTTCAGCTAGGTATAGGTATAAGCGCTGTCTACATTAAGCTCATGTCCATTAGGAACATTACCGCATCTTCAACAGAGTCTACTCGCTCTACTGTTACTTCCACTACAGTTTTTACAGGTACAGTACTAGCAATGGCTTCGGTAATCTCGTCAGCAGTAAAAATAAAACAGTTCTGCTCTAGGGTGTACGCTCGACCCACTGCCTCTTCAACCATAATAGGCTCATGGTCTTCCCATTCAATAGGAACTTCCGAAGTGGTTATAATGATATCATAAACAGGGACTTCTATCTCTTCTTTTTTTATGGTCCCATCTGGTTGAACGACATCTTGAAGTTCGGTAGTAGTTTGGTCTGTGCTTACCCTATAGGTGTTAGTCTGTGACTCATACGCTGTTGCTGTTCGGGCTTCAGTAGTCTCAACTTCACCATTAAGGTAGAGTAGCTCACCCTGCTCGTTGACCTTCTGAACCATCCTTCCAGTTTTCTCCTCAACAGTCTTCTGAAGATTAATTTGGTAGGGCACTTCGATGGATAATTCAAAAGCCATTGGCTCGCGGTCATAACCTTTTACTTGACCTGTTAGTCGGTCATAGACAACATTTTTCATGGTATACCTCCTTCGGAAGGGGCTGGTTAGGCCCCTTTTTTTACCTTACGTAGCTATGATCTTACCTGTTGCCTTATCAACATAGCCCATCGGAATTAGCTCACCGGACTTCCAAGCAGTAGGCGTGTTAACTCCTGCCCGTACGAGTCCGTCAGTCTCCTTGGATAAGGGTTTACCAGGCAAGCTTACTAAAATACCAATACCCGTTCCATCTGTGGTAAATCCA